CAGTGCCTACAGCTAATCCTGGTGCCACACCTCCTGTGCCACCTACAACGGATGTTGTTAAATCTATTTTAATTTGTAATGACTCAGGTAATACTACACTTGTTGATTTAGAAGTTGTAAGATCATCTGCAACTTTTGAATTATTTAAAGCAAAAAGTGTAGCAAGTAACACTACAACAGAATTACTATCTCAGCCTCTTGTTTTGCAAGAATCTGATATATTAAAAGCGCAGGCCAACGCTGCTAACCAAGTTCACATAATTGTAAGTTTTATGGAGGTTACAAAAGGTCAACTTTAGAAAGGATTAATATGAAATTACAAGGTATGTTTATTACTCCTGTGTTTACCACAGAGCTAGAAAATAATTATAACTTAGAACAAAAACTTTATGATTTACAAAAACAAGATAAAGTTGGGTCACCAAAATCGAACGTAAAAGGGTGGCACAGCAAAGAGGATTTGTATTTGCATGAAGGGTTTAAAGAAGTAACACAAGATATAATGTTTCAAGCACAAGAATGTTTTAATGCATTAAGTGTAGAGAGAAAATATGGGCCTGAAATGACAGGACTATGGGGTATGATAAATCCACCAGGTGCCAGAAACACAGTGCACACACATCCCCTAAATTTTTTATCTGGAGTGTATTATTTAAAAGTTCCAAAAAATAGTGGCAATCTTGTTTTCATAGAACCAAGACCACAAGCCGAAGTGCTTGATCCGCCTAAAAATCAAGACTTATCGGTTCATTTTGCACATAGTGTGCAGTGGGAGGCAAAAGAGAATAACTTGATTTTTTTTCCTTCATGGTTACAACATGAAGTGCAACAAAATAATTCTAATCAAGATAGAATTATTTTAAGTTTTAATTTAAGATGGAGATAGTAAAATGCCAATAATAAAAAACGCAGAACAAATTGGAACAGTAACATTAGAGGATGGTAGAGTGGTTCCAAAATATAACGTAAAAACAGAAACTACAATTACAAATATAGATACAGGTAAAGAGTACGAGTCTGAAGAAGCCATGCAAGCTGATATTGATGATCCAAATACTTCTACGACTGCAGAAAAAATTAAACGTGATGTAAAAGTATTCGCACCATCTTTAAAAGATATGTTAGGTCAAACACCTAAATAACTTGACTATTGGCGTAAATATATCACACGACTCGTCTATCTGCATAAAAGAAAACAACAAGTTAAGTTTTTTTGAAGAAAGTCGTTTTAACAAAATTAAACATTGGGGGCCTACACCTAATGATTTTAATTTTTTAAGTTTTAAACAAATAAAAAATTTTAATGATATTTTTGTATTTGCATCATATGGTAAAGATGACGATGAAGATAAACAAATTATAGAATTATTAATAA